CGGCGGGAGCGCGTGGCACCGCGACGGCGGGATACGCTGGCACCGCGACGGCGGGAGCGCGTGGCACCGCGACGGCGGGAGTTGGCGGTGTGATTTGTCTTCAGTACTGGAACGGCAAACGGTATAAAACGAAGATCGCCCAGGTTAAGGATGAAGATGGCGACGGTGAATTGGAGCCTAACAAGCCGTACAGGCTGAATGAGATCGGCGAGTTTGTTTTGGCGGGGATGAAGAAATGATCCACCACACCGTAGCACAAGGCTCCCAGGAGTGGCACGAACTCCGCGCCACCATCCCGACCGCCAGCGAGTTTGACCGCCTAATCACACCGGCCAAGTGGGAGCCGACCAAGGGCGAGACGCGGCGCAACTTCCAGTTGGAGCTGTTGGCCAACCGCATCTTTGGACTGCCGGCGGAACTGCCCGGTATCTCCGCGCTGGAGCATGGCCGCGAGTGGGAGCCGATCGCACGCGCCGCCTACGAGTTCGAGCGTGGCGTTGAGATTCAGGACGGCGGATTCTGGACCGACGACCAGATGACCTACGGGGCCAGCCCTGATGGTTTGGTGGGAGCCGATGGGTTGGTCGAGTTCAAGAACCCCGAGAACCCGCGAGTTCACTTGGCCGCGCTCATCGACTCGCTGACCTACAACGCCATGCACAGCGAATGGACGGCGTTCGCCAAGCCGTCAGAGGTGACCGGGTTCCTGCGTGACCATTGGGCGCAGGTGCAAGGTCAACTGTTCGTGACCGGCCGCGCTTGGTGCGATCTGGTCTGCAACTTCGCGCGGCTTCCTATGGTGGTGGTCCGCGTCTATCCCAACCCGACGTATCAGGAGTTGCTGTCGGAGGCGCTTTTGGATTTTACATCCGGGCTCGACGTGCTGATTTTCAAGGCCAACAAACACGGCTGGATCAAGCCAAAGCAGACCGTGGTTGTAGAGGACCGCCTTGGAATCACCGACGCGGACGTTGACCAGATCGTCTCGGCCATCTACGGAAAACAGCAGGAGGCCACATGGTAATCGGAATCGACCCATCGTTAACGGCAACCGGCGTCTGTATCCTTCAGGACGGCAAGGCGCAACTCATCACGATCAACAGTTTTCCCGGCGACGACTTGGCGCGGATCACCGAGATTGCCGAAGCAGTTGGCGACCTTCTGGCCGGATCACCTAAGCCGGTATGGGCTGCGATTGAGGGACTATCCCACGGAAGCCACAACGGCAAGGCGGCCGAGCGGGCGGCGCTGCATTACTTCATTCGGGCAAAGCTGCGGTTCTGGTCTATTCATGTGGCCGTCGTGGCACCGGCCAGCCTGAAGAAGTTCATCACCGGCGGCGGAAAGGCTGAGAAGTCCACCATCGTGCGCGAGGTCTACAAACGGTGGGGCATCGAGGCGAACGACGACAACCAGGCCGACGCTGCCGGTCTGGCATACGTTGCTGCGGCCATTGTCGGCGAATACGAGCCGGCGAACGCGGCACAACGCGAGGTGGTGGATAAGTTGACGGCGGCGCCGGTGGCGAAAAAGCGGAAAGGCAAACTGGCATGAGCTTCGGCTGGAAGAAGATCACCGCGAACGTCTGGCGGCTGGACGACACATGGCAGGTGGTGCAGGAGACGCCCGGCCAGTGGCGGGCCTACCGTGGCAACCATGCGCTACTGGCCGACTTCCCCACGGTTGACGGAGCCATGGCGGAGGCCGAACGGTTGAGAAAACAAGACAAAATGTATCGGAGTGGAAATGACTGAATATCAGAAGTTCATCGAATCTAAAGCCAAGCACGCGAAACCATGCGGGTTTGAGGCTGGACCGCTCAACCCTCGCATGAAGCCATTCCAGCAGTCCATCGTCCGATGGGCTTTGCGTGGCGGCCGCCGTGCGATCTTCGCCGATACCGGGCTCGGCAAGACGTTCATGCAACTGGAATGGGCTCACAACATCCCCGGAAAAGTGCTGGTACTTGCGCCGCTGGCAGTGGCGGAACAGACGGCAAGGGAGGCTGAAAAGTTTGGCATCCATGGGGTAGCGGTAGTCAGCGATCCATCGGACGACCGCATCCAGATTACGAACTACGAGAAGATTCACCGTTTCACGCCTGGACGGTATACGGGAATCGTGCTGGATGAGTCATCGATACTCAAGGGTTTCACGTCGAAGTTCCGCGCTGCACTGACTGACTTTTCCGCGGCGATCCAGTATCGTCTGCCATGTTCGGCAACCCCGGCGCCCAACGACTTCATGGAACTCGGCAACCACGCCGAATATTTGGGCGTGATGAAGTGCTCCGAGATGCTGGCCATGTTCTTCACGCATGATGGCGGCGACACGTCGAAATGGAGGCTGAAGGGACACGCGCAATCGGAGTTCTGGAAGTGGGTGGCATCGTGGGCGGTGGCAGTTCGCCGGCCATCGGACATCGGCTTTGATGACTCTGGCTACGACCTGCCGAAGCTGCACATGCACCAGCATGCCATCGAAAGCGGCATCGTCCCGGAAGGCAAACTGTTCATGGTGGAGGCGGAAACGCTTCAGGAGCGGCAAGCGGCGAGGCGTGACACCATCGCGTTGCGAGTGGCGAAAGCGGCCGAACTGGCGAACGGCGACAGCGAGCCATGGATCATGTGGTGCGGGCTGAATGATGAATCCAAAGCCATCACGGCGGCGATACCGGGAGCGGTCGAGGTGACCGGATCGGATTCACCGGAACATAAGCGCAACTCTATGCTGGCGTTTCAGCGAGGTGAGATCCGCGTGATCGTCAGCAAGCCGGAGATCATGGGGTTTGGCATGAACTACCAACACTGCCGGAACATGGCCTTCGTTGGCATGTCGGACTCATTCGAGCAGTTCTACCAGGCCGTGCGCCGGTGCTGGCGGTTCGGCCAGACGCGAGAAGTGCATGCCCACGTCATCACCACCGACATTGAAGGCGCGGTGGTGCGCAACATCGAACGGAAAGAACAACAGGCCAATGAAATGATGGCCGGAATGGTGGATCACATGAGGAGTGAAATGGAAAAGAATCTTGGTTTGGTGATGGATCAGAAGTCGGAATACCGCCGCGACGTGTTCGCCGGCGAAAGGTTCACCGCGCACCTTGGCGATTGCGTTGAAGTGGTTGGAGAGTTGCCTTCGGACTCGATTCACTACAGCATTTTTTCTCCTCCGTTTGCCAGCCTGTACACCTACAGCAACTCCGACCGGGACATGGGGAACTGCGCCAGCTATGACGAGTTCATGCGGCAATTTGAGTACCTCGTACACCAGTTGCACCGCGTCATCATGCCGGGGCGGCTGGTATCGTTTCACTGCATGAACTTGCCTTTATCGAAAGAGCGCGATGGGTTCATCGGCGTGCGCGACTTCCGCGGCATCCTCATCAAGCTCTTTCAGGACGCCGGGTTTATCTTCCATAGCGAGGTATGCATCTGGAAAGATCCGGTCACCGCCATGCAGCGCACGAAGGCCATCGGGCTCCTGTACAAACAACTCCGTAAGGACTCGACCATCAGCCGCCAGGGCATTCCTGATTACTTGGTTACGATGCGGAAGCACGGCGAAAACCCGGAGCGCGTGACGAAGACCCACGAATCATTCCCGGTGTCGCTGTGGCAGCGCTACGCCAGCCCTGTCTGGATGGATATCGACCAGTCGAACACTTTGGCACGCGCTGAAGCCCGAGAAGAGGACGACGAACGCCACATTTGCCCGCTCCAGCTCGACGTAATCGAGCGCGGCATCCGCTTGTGGTCGAACGAAGGCGAAACAGTTCTCAGCCCGTTCATGGGCATCGGCAGCGAGGGGTACCAGTCGTTGAAGATGGGCCGGCGGTTCATCGGAGCCGAATTGAAAGAAGCCTACTGGAAAGTAGCAGTCAAGAATCTGAAGCAGGCCGAACACGACAACGCCAAGCAGGGAGGGTTGTTCGATGCCGTCGATACAGCATGCGCGTGCGATGCAGGTTGAGTGCGCCAAAAAGCTCCAGGACGGATGGGACACGTTCACCGCGTTGGGCCTGCACGATTGGTTCGCTGAAGAGTTTCTGATTGAGCAGGAAAACGCTTTGCAATCCAAAGTAGTCGAAGTAAAATAGTAGTGCGGGTAGCTCCCGCCGGTGAATTGTTCTCTCTCTTTGGGGGCCTCGGAAACGGGGCCTCAAACCGAGAAACGGTTCACAGAATCCAAAGAGAGTTGCACAATCAAATGAAACAGAACCGCAAATGGCGGAGTGCTGCGCTATGAAACTGCCAGCAATCCAATGGTACCCCGGCGACTGGCTGAAAGATCCCGGCGTGCGTTCGCTGACATACGAGGAGCGCGGAATCTGGTTCGAGATTCTTATGCACATGTTCAACAGTAGCGAGCGAGGTAAGTTGACGCTGAATGGCCGTGCGATGCCAATGGAAGCGCTGGCCAGACTACTGGGCTTGACCGACGAAAAAACCTCCAAAGTGCTGGACAAACTACTGTCCTATGGTGTCGCTTCGAGAGATGAGGAAACAGGCGTCTACTTCAACCGGCGAATGGTGCGCGATGAGATCGACCGGCAGGCGCGGAAAGAGGACGGCACGCGGGGCGGGAACCCGGCCCTTGGGGTGAATTACAACCGCCCTGGCTTCCTTTATGCGATGCAAAGAGCGTCAGACGGCTGGGTCAAAATTGGGATAAGTGAGAACCCGTCGAAGCGACTCTACAAGGTCCGATACTCGCAGCGTATGGCGGTCGAGCTTTTAGGTACTAAGTTCGTGCAGGACATGGGCTTGGCTGAATCAAAGATGCACGCCAAATACGCCGGAAAAGGGAAGGGTGAGTGGTTTGCCCTTAACGATGATGAGATAGGGGAACTACTATCTACCCTTAAGGGGCAACCCAAGGGGAAAGAAACCCCTTCATCTTCATCTTCAATTTCATCTTCAATTTCAAAAGAAAACCCCCTACCCCCTTTCCAACAATCACAGCCGCCTGCCGCGGTAGAACTGACACCCGATGACGTCGGCTATTGGGTTGACCTCATCGTGGAGATGTACCCCAGCCCGGCAGACGCCCGCAGCGTGTACCGCTGGGTGGACGACAACGACAACCGGTTGAGCGCCAGTGGCCGCGATCGGTTCCTCAACTACATGACCGAAGTTCAGATCGGTTTGGAGGAGTGGGTGGCGTATTGGGAGACTCAGGGCAACCAGTTTGTGCCCGACGTCATGAAGTGGTTGCACGGCACCGGCTGGAAGAAACATCCGCCGAAGCCGAAGCCTATTCCGGAAGGGCCGATACTCGACGGGCCCCTGTACGATGGGCCGCTTTACAAAGCCGGGGAGAAGGTATGATTTCCGAGGAGTTCGCCCGCCAACAGGTCAACCGGATGCAGGGGTTGCCGTACTTCGGCAAGATCGGTCAGCATGGCTACGCTGAACTAGTCTCTGTTCTCGTCAGGACGGCCAAGGACGAACGAGAAGCCGCGGAGGCTATCTCTACCCTACTCACTGATGAAACGCGCTCTGGCGACCGTGAGAAGGAAAGAGTCCCTACTCCTGGTGAGCTTCGCCAGTGGGTGCTGGCTCAACGAGGACCGGAAGTCGAGCAGCCGGCGCCCGGCGACGGCCGACACTGCGACCGATGCCGGAACGGACGGCCGCCGGGGTGGGTAATGACCTCTCGATTATCCAAGGGCAACTATTACGAGTTTTGGGGAAAGTGCCCAAACTGCAACCCGAACTGGTACGGCTCGGCGCAGCAGTGAAAAAACCACTTGCTAATCGCAATACGGTATGTATAATGATCGTATGCGAGAGAACAGCATCAAAGTAGTTTGCACTCGGTTCAAACCGAAAGAATACAGCGCGATGAAGCAACGGGCCGACGAAGCAGGCTTGAATGTTTCCGAGTATCTGCGTTTGTTGGTGGCCAAGGATTTGGGGAGGAAAGCAAAATGCAAGTCGTAGGCGGTTTTATCGTTTTGGCGATCACTGCCGGCGCCATCTGGGTTCGACACGTTGGCATTGCCCAGACTGAACGCAGCGTGGCCAGGTGGTTGTTGGCCGATGCTAGGGCGCGGGATGCGCGGGACCGGGAGTTTGCCGCGGCTCGTGTGGCTTTGCTGGAGGTGGGGAATGGCTGAGAAGACGCTGGGGCAGGTGGCGTATGATGCCTGCACGTACAACAACGAAGGCCATGTTGCGGACTGGGATCGCATCGCCGACGCCGTTGTCGCCGCCCACGAGGCGCGGCGTTGGAATACGTGGCCTGACGAACTAGCGGCGCTGTACTGGCGGCGACTCGCCCACGCCATCAACCACGCCACGCCCTATCAGCAAGCCGAGGCGATGACGCGGCTCACACCGGGACAGGAAGAGATCGCACGGAGGTTCGAAGATGCCGGAAAGTAGAGACCCACGAAAAGACCCGAGGCCGTGGGATGTGGTGCAGTTTCAGAAAAAGTGGACTCGCCACATAGAACAACGAGACGGGAACACGGTTGGGTACTATGCATTGTTTCATGGCACGTACCTTGGTCCATTTCAAGACAAGTTGGAGGACTGGGTAAACGCTGTTGACCACGCGGAGGTGCTGCATGTCGCCGAGTAACGAGCGTAGCGCGGAGTTTTTGCGGGGCGCAATCTGGCAGTGGTGCGAAGGGGTGACGTTGCCTGAGTTGAACACCCTCCTCGCCGCCGCCGAGGCCCGCGAAGCCGGGGAGCCGACGGCGGCGGAGGTGATCGCGGCGGCCGAGAAGGCGCTGGATTTGCTGGCGGAAGACATAGAGGGGAGTCTGTCTCAGGAGTCGTTCGATGCCCGCGAGGAAGCCACCGCCATCATCGCCCGCTGGAAGGAGGCGAGCGGTGGAAAATAACACAATCACAATCGAAGCGACCTGCATGATGTGCCGACAAACAAAGGCGCTGCAATTGCCAGCCAGTGGATACGCCGCGTACAAGGTTGGCATGTTAATCCAGCGGGCGATGCCATCGGTACCGGAAGGCGACCGGGAATTGCTCATCAGCCAGACTTGCGGGCCTTGCTTCGACAAGCTATTCGAGGAGGTTGACGATGCCCAATAACACCCCCATCCCCGACGCCGCCCTGGCGGAACTGGATCGGCTGCACGCGGCGGCAACGCCGGGACCATGGGAAGCAGGCGGAAAAGTGACATGCGATTGCGGATCAAGCCCCAACTGCTGGCACCAATACGAGGCACAGGCAGATATCTTTCCGCCTCTCGGGGAAAGCGGACCAGTGGCTACAGTGTCGGCTGTTGAGCATGAAAACGCTCCATACATCGCCGCCCTCCACAACGCCTACCCGGCCATGCGCCAACGCCTTCTCGCAGCCGAGTCGCGGCTGGCGGAGGCGGAGCGGGAGCGGGACAGGTGGAAGGCTAGGTATGCCGAGGAGTACAGCGGGCCCACGCGGAAGGACCGTGACGCCCAGCAGCGGCGCGATGGGGCTCTAGCAGAGATTGAAGGCTTAGAGTTCTACACGCAGCTAGTGGAACAGTTGCTGACTCATCATCCATCTGAGATTCAGTCAGTGGCGGAGAGGGTATTTTACGAACGAGCAAAGGAGCTAAAAAATGGCATGGCCTAAAAATAGTGGTGGGTATCGTGGATCAGTCAATCGCGGAGAAAATAACCCAGCATCTATTTTATCTAATGAGAAAGTAGAGCGTATCAGGAGAGAGTACCTTGATGGACATGCTTCCGCTGACAAGCTCTCTCAAAAATACGGAGTCGGTGCTTCTGCGGTGAAGCGGCTGTTGACGGGTGTATCTTTTCCTGATGCTGGCGGCCCGACATTCACCCGGCTCTTGTTGCCGCAGGAAAGGGCTTGGGGTTACCACCCACGCGAATTTTTGAGAGAGAAGCAAGCGGCCCAACGGCTGCGGGAGGCGAAAGATGTTTAGCGAACAGGAAGCAAAGCTGGTGACGGAAAACCGGGAACTCCGCGCCGAGGTGGACCGGCTGCGGGCCGACAACCAGCACCTTCAAAAGTCAATTGAGGAATTGGAAGACGAGGTGGACAAATCAAACGACAACCTGATTAGGTTTGTTCGTGCAAAGGCTGGTCGTCGCGATTGCCATGGCGTTTACGACGGCATAGAGCAAATCTGCAACCAACGCAAAGCCGCCGAATCCCTCGTCGCCGTGCTGCGCGGGGCGCTGGAGGTGTCGCTGCCGTATGTCAAAGCGTTCCCGCACACGAACGCGCATGATCTAACTGAGATTCAGGCCGCTCTCGCCCTTACCCCGGCCAGCGCGGGGGCAAGGCTGAAAGCGGAGGCGTATCGAGAAGCGGCGAACCTCATTCGGCAGACCACGCCAAGCCGCACCAGCCAGTACGACGACTACGGAAGCGGCAAGGAAGATGGACGCCACTACGCCATCGAGCAACTGGAGTCCGAGGCGGACAGCCTCACCGCCAAGGAGAAGGAGGCCGCGGATGGACGCTAAACGGGCGGCGGATTATTTGCGTGACGCGAGAGCGGGTAACCGTGAATTGCGAGAGGCCGAGGAGTTAGGCGCGCAAGCCCTGGAGGCGTGGGCGTGGGTGGAGCGGACTAAAGCCAAAGTTGCGCGATTCGGCGAAGGGTGGGCTGTGTCGTATCAAGGCACGGCAGCGGGGCGAAGGATGCACCAATGCAGTTTAGGCCCAGATGCGCTCGCCGCCGTGCTGGACGCGATGGAGAAGGAGGGGAAGGGATGAGCACAACAAATGAACAACGGTGCCGTAAATGCAGCGCTGACTGCACTGGGTACGCCTATTGGGTTGGGGCTTCAGGTCCTCTGTGCTCACAGTGCTCGATGGAGAAAATGCGGTTTTGCGCAACCCCGTATTCTGGGGAATCTATGCTTTTAGAGCGCATCACCAAACTCGAAGCCGAACTGGCCGAGGCGCGGCAATGGAAGGACAAGTGGGAAACCTGCGAGAAGTGGCGCAAGTTTTACCAAGAGGCGAAGGGTAAGTTGTACGCCATGGGAGGAGAGGTTGCTGAGGCGTGCTGGAATCATATGCCGTGCAACGAAGCGCAAATAGACCAATGGTTTCGCGGGGAGTTTGTATACAAGGAGGCATATGACCGTGTAGGCGCCGAACTGGAGGCGGCGCGGAAGGACTCGGAGCGGCTGCGCTGGATATTGTGTAACTGCGAGCTTGTTCACGCTGGCAAATTGCGCAACGGTAAGCCGGTGTATTTGGAAAGCCTTGAAGAGTTAGACGCCGCCCGAGGTGCAAAATGAGCTGCACAAAATGCCACAATGAACCGCAGAAGCGCAACAGCCGCAAAGGGCTGTGCGCGACCTGCACCAAGGAGGATGACGCCGAAAAGGCGCGGAAGCGTGCCGCGGCGCAGGCCAAGCGGCTGAAGGCCCAGCGCAACCCGGCGCAGTGTCGCTGCGGGTGTGGTGAGGATTGCCGAACGGGAGCCACCTACGCCACCAAGGCCCATCGCATCGAACACACTCGCCGGCTGAAGGCCGAGGCCAAGGCGCACCGCCAGACGCCCAGGCCACCAAAGCCAGAGCGCCACCAGAAGATGCAAACGATGCCAGTGGCGGCGTCAAAGCGAATGTTTGAGGCACATCCCATCACCGACATCCAACCGACGCCAGGAACCGAGGTACGCAAGCTGGCCAACCCGTTCTGGCGGCCGAGCCTGCGCAACCTATTCGGCGACGACAACGGGCAAACTTGGAACGCGGCTGATTGACTTCGCGCGGCGGGCGGCAACCATCTTTGCCGCCCTTTCTGCCCGTTGTTCTGGTGTTGCTGATCCCATGCCTTTGGTTGGCCGACGCACTGATCCTCCTTTGCGCCCTAATTCCGATGCATTATTTCGGTTGAATGGGAATTTCCCAGTCCTCAGGTAATAGATTGCATGAAGTAACGTGTCAACGTGTTTTCCAGGGATCGTTTCATCGATGGCTTTAACAATCACTTCGATAGGGTCCAGCATCTTTCATCTCCTTTACGGGCTTTACGCCGCCCGCTGGCGTTGGGGTGTGGTGGGTTACGCGACGGGAGCGCCGTCGTACATCAGTTCGACGTCATCGTCGGCTTCGTTGGCAGCGTTAAAGGCAGCGACCTCGGCCAGATACACGGGCAAGGATTCGGGGTTGCCGATACGGAGCGCTTCATAAAACGCGATGCGGTCAACGATCAGGGCTTTTCGGCTGGCGTCGGCTTGGTTGACCTTAGCGCCGAAGCAGTTGGCGGCGTCATCGAAGGTCAGGTAAATGCGGTCGCGCTTACCCATTTCGACGTACAGTCTGGTTTCCGTCGCGCCGAACCACCATTTAGCGGTGCAGTTGCGGGCGTTGATGGCGGCGGCGAGTTGCTGTTGCTTTTCGGTTTGTTGTGCGCTGTTCATGATCTAAATATAACAGTAACCGCTAACTGTTGCAAGAGAAAAGTGGATCTTGACAAAAAAAAGATCATCCGTAGAATTGGGGAGGGGGGTAGGGGGGCGGGGAGCGCGATGGCCGCGAGCGCTTCTTCTTCCGCGAGCATAGCGATGCGGACATTATTGAGCAGTGAAACCTCGCACAACAAGAACTTCGGACCCGGCAAGCGTTCCAACGCGCGCCGGACTACGGATATGCAGGAGGCTATGATGCAGCAGCAGAACGTGGAACGGGACCAGCGCACGGCGGAGTTGATTGGCGCCATTGTGGGCAAGCGGTTTCCGATGTTGGACGAATATCGAGCCAACGTGGCCAAGGTTCAGGCCGAGAAAGCCAGCCGCGACCGCGCCTACCAGGACGACATGAGGCGGGGATGATCGACCAACGCGAGCAGATTGACGAATACACCGGGCAAGTGCCCCCAGTTGCGCCAAACGCTTGAAAGCGCTAAATTTGCGGTAGAGATACGAAAAGCATGGCAAGGCAGGTCGGAACACCTAATAAACGCACCCAGGAGACGGCTGAAAAGCTGGCGCGTCTGGGCTGCGATCCGATCACCGGAATGGCCCACATCGCCATGAACCAACTGCCGTGCGGGGTGTGTCGGGGCGAACTTAAGACGCGGTACAAGCTGCTGCCCGGTGACCACAGCAAGGAATGCAACACGCAGGGCGCAGGAGCAGGCGCTGATTGTATTTGCGACGGCATCGGTACTCGTACATGTATGAGTTGCTACGGGAGCGGCTGGGAAGCGTGCTCGCCCGAGCTTCGCGGCAAGATGTACGCCGAAATCGCGCAGTATGTGCTGCCGAAGCGGAAGGCCATCGAGCATTCCGGCGTGGATGGCGACGACATCGGCGTGCGGCTGGTAGTGGAGTTCAAGGAGTAGGCATGTTTGACCGCATCATTTTCAACGCAGGCGAGTGCAGTATTTGCCAACAGCGTTCCGACACGCAATTTGACGCTGGCGACGGATGCTCGTACATGGTCCCGATTTGCTTGGAATGCCTGCAACGGGCAGTGGAAGAAATCAAAAGTGTGGAGGCGGTGGTATGAAAGTGATCATTGCGTTGTTGGTGATTGCGCTGGGCCTCATGGCCGCAGTAGCCGAGCGGTACAAGCAGCAGGCGGAAGAGGCCAAGCGGGACCACCAGGCCGAGTACGAGATGCGCGTGGCCTTGGACGCCATCCTGAGCGACTACCGGGCGTCCTGTTCTGAGAGGTAGCCATGGAAAAGCCATACGTTGTTCTACATTCCAATGACATCGAATCTCTTGAACAGGAAGTAGCTGAAGCTCTAGCAAGCGGATATCGGCTATGCGGTGGCGTTGGCGTGGCGGTATTCGCTGCAACCAAGTTTGACGAAGAGTCATACGGTTTCTATCAGGCCGTCTATAAGCCGTGACCACCAAGCGCATCCAGCTTCCACCGTGGGCCAAGATGCTGTTCCAGCCGGCGCGGTACAAGGTGGCCTACGGTGGGCGCGGGAGCGGCAAGAGCTGGTCATTTGCGCAGGCTCTACTGTTGGAAGGGGTGCGGCGCCCGCTGCGCGTTTTGTGCGCACGCGAAACCATGCAGTCAATGCGGGATTCAGTGCATCGGACCCTGAGCGATGCCATCGACCGTATGCACCTCAACGCGCACTACACGGTGCAGCAGGCCACCATCACCGGGAAGAACGGCACCGAGTTTATCTTTGCTGGCCTCTTGCACAACGTCAGCAACATCAAGTCGGCCGAGGGCATCGACGTGGTTTGGGTGGAAGAGGCGCAAACGGTGAGCGCGGATTCATGGGACACACTGATCCCGACCATTCGCAAGGATGGCAGCGAAATCTGGATCGGATTCAACCCGCGGCTGGCGACTGACCCAACGTACAAACGATTCGTGGTGGACCCGCCAGCCAACGCCATCGTGCGCAAGGTGAACCCAGAGGATAACCCTTGGTTCCCGGAGGTGCTGCGGATCGAGATGGAGGAGGACAAGCGGCGGGACTACGCCAAGTATCTGCACATCTGGATGGGCGAGTGCACCACGGCCGTCGAGGGCGCCGTCTACGGCGACGAGATGTCGGCCGCGCTGAACGAAGGACGCATCACCCGCGTGAGCATCGACCGGACCCGCGCCGTTGATACCTTTTGGGATTTGGGTTTTGGTGATTCCACTGCTATCTGGTTTGCGCAGGCCTTGCCAGGCGGCACGTATCACATCGTGGATTACCTGGAGTCGAGCGGCAAGCCGATTTCGTGGTACCTGATCGAGCTTCAAAAGAAGGGCTACCTCTACGGCACCGACTGGCTCCCGCATGACGGGGTGGACGCCATCATTCACAAGAAGTTGAGCAGCGGTGACCGCTCGCGGTCCATCGAGCAGATCATGCGGGCCAGTGGCCGGCGGGTTCGCATAGCTCCCAAGCTGAACATCACCACCGGCATCAACGCCGTGCGCTCCATCCTGCCGAACTGCCGGTTCGATGAAGAGCGCTGCGGCCGAGGGCTCGACTGCCTCCGCATGTACCAGTGGGGCGCGAAGTCAAAGACTGGCGTGGAGAGGTCAGAGCCACTACACGACGAATACAGCCACGGCGCCGACGCGCTGCGCACGCTGGCCACCTCCATCAAGACGCCAACCATCATCCGCGAGGAAAACGTGTTTTCTGGCAACCAGAACTACTCTCCTGATGCTTGGATGGCGTAAAATATGCGAAAAAGTCTCAAAAATGCGTGATATAGTGGCGTCATGCCGCTGAACTGCCGAAATGCACTCGTTTTCTCGCTACTTGCGCTGTCATCCTGCGCCCGCCAAATGCCGCAGCACGCCGCCCCTCAGTCGTTCACGCGCTGCATCCAGACCACGCCGCCAGAGTGCGTTGCGTCGTCGGACGGACTCAATTGGGAGCCCGTCAAGAGCGTGGCGGTGACGCGGTGAGCGACTACACCATCGACGGCTACTTGTGCGCAGCCGACGCCACCATAGATCAGGTGCACCCGCGCAAGGACATACTGCTGGTGCGGCGCATCCCAGACGAGGAGATCACGGCCAGCGGCCTGGTGGTCCCAGGCATTGCGCGTGATCCCAAGCAGGGCGTGCGCATCGGAGAGGTGCTGAAGTGCGGGCCGGGGGATACGGTTGGGCAATTCGCCACGCTGGCCGACGGTCAACGACTGGTTGAAACCATCCCCATGGAGTGCAAGCCCGGAGACCGCATTCTTTACCACCGCTGCCCCGACAATGATGTCAACATCGGCGGCATCGACTGCGTGTTGCTGCGGGAAGAGCAGCACGTTCTGGCGATTCTGTGATACGATAGACCAAACGCTGTTCGTTATCTCCTTCAATCCCAAGAGAGGCCCCGTGGTGCAGCGGGGCCTTTTCGCGTGATCCGTACAAAGTTTAGACGTCTAAAAATTGAACGTTCAAAATTTAGACACTTTGTGCTATCCTTCCCTCGATGGCTTATGCCGAACGCCAAGCCGGGGATAAAAAGCTGATCCAGCAGGCGCGTGAGCGTTTTCGGATAGCGAAAGAGGCGTCGGCAGACCAGCGCAAAGACTTCAAAGAGTCCATGCGGATGACGTTCGGGGAGCAATGGGACAACGCCACCAAGACCGCCCGCGTGAAGGCAGGACGGCCAGCGCTGTCGTTCCCGGTGCTGCACACCTACGTTCAGCGCATCACGAACCAAGCTCGCAAGGAGCGCCCGCAGCCCAAGGTGAACGCCGTGGGCGAGGGGGCCAGCCAGCAGGTGGCCGACGTGTACGAGGGCCTGTTCCGGCACGTTCACACCGCCTCAAATGCCGACGTGGCCTATGACGGAGCGGTAGAGTCTGCGGCGGCCGGCGGTTGGGGCTACTACGAGTTCACCACCGAATACGTGGATGACGAGAGCTTCGACCAGGAGCCACGCATTCGGCGCGTGTTGGACCCTCTGAGCGTCTATTTTGACCCGCACGCTCTTGAACCGGACTACTCGGACGGCAAATACTACTTCAAGCTGCGGCGGATGTCGAAGGACACGTTCAAGGCTGAGTTTGGCGTTGAACCGGAATCCGATTGGGACGACGAGGACGCGCGGCAGGACTGGACGGACGGGGAAGACGTCTTTGTGGCGGAATACTGCTACGTTGAAGAGTCGCCCCGCACGCTGGAACAAATCGGGCCGCTGGGGGAGGTGATCGCCACACGGACGGTGATTGACCGGACCATCAAGAAGTGCATTATTGACGGCTCCCGCGTGCTGGAGCGCACGACTTGGCTGGGCAAGTGGCTGCCGATGGTCCCGGTTCTCGGGAAGGAAGTGGTGGTCGAGGAGAAGCGCCGGCTGTTCAGCGCGGTGCATTTCTCGCTGGACTCCCAGAAGCTCATCAACGCCACCGGTTCGGGTATCGCCGAACAGCTTCAACTGGCCAGCCGCGCTCCGTGGGTAGGCGCCAAAGGTTCGATGAAGGACAAGCGATGGGACGACAATACCCAGAACTTTTCCAAACTCGAATACGAACCGTTTGATGAGAATGGAATGCCGCTGCCGCCCCCGCAGCGCAACGCCTATGAGGCTCCCATCCAAGCGCTGACCCAAGCGAAGATGGTCTACACCGACGACATTCGGAAGTCGATTGGCTATGTGGACGGCGTGGTGAACCCGTCGCAGTCGGATCTGTCCGGTATCGCAGTGAAGCGCCGGGACGCCCAGAGCGACCTCGCAAACTTCCACTTCGAGGACAATCTGGTGCGCAGCCAGTGGCACGGTGGCCGCATCCTCCTCGACCTCCTCCAGAAGTACATCGACACGCCCCGCGCCATGCGCATCCTGGCGCCGGATGGCACGGTATCCATGCAGGCGGTGACGATGGCGATGGATGGCGGCGTTGTTCCGGTCGTGCAGGGCTTCGAAGGCAAGCCGCATATCCGTATGGACGTCGGGAAATACGATGTGACCATCAGCACCGGTCCCGGGTACGCTTCGCGACTTGAATCCGAAATCGACGTGTTGTTGAAGTCTTTCGCCGCTGACCCGCAACTGTGGGGCATCGCTGGCGACTTGCTTTTCAAGGCCATGGGATACCCCGACCTGGAAGCCCGCCTCCGCATGGCCCTTCCGCCGCAGATTCAGGAAGCCTTGGCCAGCAAAGAGGCCAACATCAGCCCCGAAGCGCAGGCGAAGATCATGCAGTTGGCTCAACAGAATCAGGCGCTACAACAGCAGATGCAGCAGCTTGTGGCCGCTCTCCAGAAGCTCATGATGGAGCGCGAAGCGAAGATTATCGAAGGCCAAACCAAGGTTCTAACCACGCAGATGACCAACGAATCGCGGGAGAAGATCGCCGCCGCGGACAACGTGACCGATGTTGCCGTGCAGGACCGCAAACACGGCCACGAATCAGCGCGGATGCTGTACGAGAACGATCAGGAGATGACGCGGCAGATACGCCAGCTCCTCCATGAAGCAACCGAAACCCTCGCAGGCCACGGGCTTGAGCGGGAAAAGATGGCGACTCAGGCCCAATTTACCCTCATGAAGCCGACGCCGACGAAAGGTGTTAACTGATGGCCGGAAATGTGAAAGTCGCCAGCAACACGCTGAACAACGGCAATGTCGTCGCCATCGAGCTTCAGTGGACCGGTGACGCGGTGAATGGCAGCGTGCCGAGTACGGCTGTCCCCACGGCAAAATACGCCTGTGACGGGTTCGTGCTGTGCAACGTGGCCGTCTCGAATGGTCCCATCGCGCCGACGTCTGGCTATACCGTGCGCGTGTTCAACTCGCAGTCGATCGACGTGCTGGAAGGCGCTGGCGTCGGCTTGACCGCAACGGCCCAGTCTTTCGGCGTCTCCTCGGCCATCCCGCCCATCTACGGCGGCATCACGTTGAGCATCACCGGCAACACGCAAGCCGGGGCCAGCGGGAAGGTGGTGGTGTACTTCCGGCAAGTTTCCACCTCGCAACTAGTCCAGCCGGCGGACCCGACCTCGACCGCATCCACCTCCCTCAGCGCGTCGGACGTGACGAGCGCCTACATGTGGACGCGCACCCCGTCATCGAGCATCGCCTTGACTGGCGGCGTTCCGGTGACCGTTACGTTGAATCCCATGCCCGCGGGCATCACGGGCGCCGCGGCCAACAAGTGCTACGTGTCTATCGTGACTGGCGCCAGCCGCAAGGCCGAACTCATCACGGCCGTGGGCGCCTCCTCGATCACCTTTACCCCAACTTCCAGCTACGCGGCGGGCTCGTGGGCGCTTCAATCGGCGTCCGGTGGCATTCAGGAAGCGATTTACGCGACCTCTTACAAGACGCTGAAAGTTCCTCAGGGTGTTGTCTCTTATGACGCTCTCCGCGTGTGGACACCGCGCAAGCTGCAACTCACTGGAGATGGAAGCGATTCCACCATCATTCGAGTACGAGAGACAACGGCTAATGTGTTCTTGTCGGATGAGTTTGGATGGACGATCGTTGGAATTCGTTTTGAGCCGCTGACTGGTCCGCAAACGGCAGGCGTCTGCGTCGGCATCGTAGGCTCCACTCCGCAATACAACGGCGATGCAGACGTCAATGTTAGAGATTGCGAGTTTTCCGCAATGTTCGATTGCGTAAAATGCGACTGGCCCGGCGGCTTCATCAGGCTGGAAAACAATTACGCTCGTTCAGTGAAAGGCTACTATGCCTATCACAAAGCCAGCGTCGCTGGTGCTATTCAATACCTTGGGAACTATGGAGACGGGGCAACTTCACCCGGTTTGTTTTGGATCGAAGGCACTCTTGCCGGCGGAATTATTGACGACAACTGGTTACAAGCAGCGCCTAACCACATCGTCGTTAACGCTGATAGCGGTGTCCCTGTCAACGAGCTGATCATCTCGAACAACATCATCGATCAGGACTTCGCTGGAACTGCTGGAATCATCGTAAATGGGAATGGATTCGAAGGACCAAGCTCCAACAACATCCAGATCCTCGGCAACTACTTCTCGTCAGACAAGTACGGAGTTCTCTGCCAAGACGCTTGGTCTGTGCTGATTGGCGGCAGCAATAAATTTCGCCAACGTGCGGCACAAGCGGCAATCTGCATCGCTGGTACGAATTCCGGTCGCATCGCTATCACTGATAACGTGATCACCTGTTCGAGCGCCATTCAGGGATATTCGATCCAGGTAAGCGCAACAAATACGGATCAGTGTTTGATTCAAGGTAATCGCGGTACGGCTACCGCGGCGATGTTGGCTTTTATCGGCGTATCAACGGCGATCGCAAACAACCTTCACATTCTTGATAACTCCGCTGGTGCGAATTACACCAGGATGCTTGCCAACGCAGGAAGCACGGGTGCTGGCTTGGGAGTAATGCAGGGCAATGTCAGCCAGAACACGCCATCTGTCACCGTGTCGGCCGCGGCGTCGATCACCCTGCCGTTCGTGGATGAGTCCCAAATCGTCGGCATCAGCGCCACCGGGACGCCGATCACCGAGATTAACGGAATTCTGGCCCGCGCCGGCCGCCGCGTCACGTTCCTGGTGGACGGCGCGGTGACCTTTGCCACCTCCAGCGTGGCGGACAACAAATTAGCGGTGGGTATCGGCCCGACCTCCGCGAATGACTCGATTACGTGGGCCAAGTACAGCGACAACCTTTGGTATATCGTCGCCAAGTCGTAAAAAGGCCGCGTCGGGCCTAAAACCGGCGGTGAGGAAAACATGGTAGAAACACCTGAAGCAGTAGAACAAACCGAGATTCCCCAAACATCCGCTCCGCAGCCGGATCTGGGCTCGTTTGAGGCCTATGAGGCAGCGAAAGCCGCGCCCAAGGTCCAGGACGAGAAACCCGCTGCCGACACCGAAAAACAGACCGAACAGCCCGTAAAGCTGGAGAAACCGGGCGACTCCGAAAACCAGGCAGGAAAGCCGAAGCGGGACCGTACCGCCGAAGGCCGAATCGCCGAGTTGACAGCGCGTCAAAAGCAATTGGAAGCAGAGCTGAATGAGTGGAAGTCAAAGGCGCAGCCAGCGCCAGCGGCCCCCGCTCAGGTGGAAAAGAAGCCGGAAGCCACCAACGGCAAGCCCAAGCTCCAAGAGTTTGTGAACGCGCTGAAGGCAGACGAGACGTATGAGGACGCGCAGGAGCGCTGGAACGATGCCGTGCTGGAGTGGAGGGAACAACAGACCGCCAAGCGCCAGCAGGAGCAGCAGGAAGCGCAGCGCACGCAGGAATCACAGGCCAAGGTTAACGCGAAAGTCGAGGCCGCCATGTCCAAGTATGAGGACTTCGGCGACTTGATGAACGCGCCCATTCCGGTGTCGATGGTTCCGGCGATTCAGGAGTTCATGCAGGAGTTCGACACTTTGGACGCACTGCACGCGGTCCTCTCGGACCCGGCTGAACTCCAGCGCATTGCCTCACTCTCCAAAGCCCGTCAACTCGTTGAACTCGGCAAGATCGACGACCGGCTGAACCGACCTGAACCGAAACCCACCGCGCCGCTCGTGTCGAAGGCCCCCGCCCCCATCCGAAACATCGGTGGTGGCGGCAGTGAAGCGAATGAGGATCCATACGCGGCTCCCAGCTTCGAGGCTTACGAACGGGCGCGGGAAAAACAAAGAAAACGATAGGAGCCATTTGTGAGCAACCAGCTTCTGACCTCCCAGGTCATCACGTATGAAACGCTTTCGGTCCTGAAGAACGATCTGCGCATCGTCAAAAACTTCTGGCGCGACGGCGACAAGGAATTTGGCAAGAAGGGCGACAAGATCGGCGACACGCTGTATGTGCGCAAGCCGCAACGCTTCATCGGCCGCGATGGTCAGGCGTACCAGCCGGAAGGCCTTTCCGACACCCAGGTGCCCATCACGATCAACCAGCAGAGCGGCGTGGACTTCGAGTTCAGCACCGCTGAATTGTACCTGAGCATCGACGACTTCCGGTCCCGGTACCTCGACAAAGCGGGCGAAAGCATCGCCAACAAGCTAGACCTCCGCTGCGCCCAGATGGCCGTCCTCAACACCGCGAACAACGTTGGCACCGTGGGCACCATCCCCGGCCTGAGCGGTTCGGACGCCTTCTACATCTACAGCCAGGCGGGCCGGCTGCTGACCGAGAATGGCTTCCAGCGCAACGTGAAGCGGACCATGGCATTGACCGCTGGCGCCGAAGTTGGCTGGAACACCTACGCCAAGGCGTTCTTCAACCCGTCCGGCAAGTTGAGTGACCAGTGGGACACCGGGCAGGTGTCGAACGCCCTCGGCTACAAGTGGTTCGTTGACGAGAACCTGCCGACGCAGACCATCGGCGCCCTCGGCGGCACCCCGGCGGTTGATGGCGCGAACCAGACCGGGACCGTCATCAACCTCAAGGGCTGGACTCCCAGCGTCACGGGCGTGTTGAACGTCGGCGATGTCATCAGCTACAGCGGCGTCTACAACGTCAACCCGCAGTCGCGCCTGTCCACCGGGCAGCCGTTCCAGCAGGTCGTGCAGGCGATCGCGTCGAGCGACGGCGGCGGCCTATGCAGCGTGTCCGTCTACCCGGCCTTGGTTCCTTCCGGCCAGTATCAGAACTGCACCGGCTCCCCGGCGGATTCGGCTCTGGTCAGCGTGTACGGCGTGGCGGCGGCGGGCCAATCGGCCATCGCTGGCGTTTCCACCCGGCAGCAGTTGCTCTGGACGCCTGAGGCCTACGCCTTTATGAGCTTCCCCGGAGATGTCCCGAAGGGCGTTGACATGGGCTACTCGGCCAACGACAACTCCAGCGGCGTTTCGCTGCGGTTCGTCCGCGTCTGGGATGCGGTCCGCGATCAGTGGATCAACCGCTTCGACGTGTACTACGGCGCTTCGCCGATGTACCCCGAAGGCGGCGTTCGCGTCAACAGCTAAACCTGCGGGGCAACTGTTTCCAAAACGGAAGCGGTTGCCCCCATGGATCTACCATGCGAACCATCATCCTCATTCTCGCCTCTGTCGCCTGCTTCGCGCAGACGGCAACCTTTATGGCGATTTCCTCGCAAACCGGAGTCACCTCTGACGCGCTGACGATTCAGCAAAACCAGAGCACGCCGGTTTACGCGCAGGGCGTCCGCGCTGTGGTCGTATCGACCACAGCCGGCACGTGCGTAACGAAGCAAGGCGGCACGGCACCCACTGCCACCGCCACCACGATTCGCCAGACCAACGGCGCGGCTTCGTTCTCTCGCCTATCGGCCTACGCGGCTTCAAATGTCGGCGCGGGCGTGGCCACCTCCCCGGTTTACGACCTGATCCAATCCGGAAGCTCCTATGTCCTGACCCTGGACATGACGCCCAGCGGATTCGTTGGACCCGGCACCACCAAGAACATCACCGTCTTCTGTTCAATCAGCGCCGGTGACATTCAGATCGCCATGTATTGGAAGGAGCAACAGCAGTGAACCACCTGAAACTCTCGATTGGGCTCCTTTTCAGCCTCATGGCGTGGGGCCAGCTCACGACCACCTCCACGACACTCAGCAGCGCCGTCAACACCGTATCCAGCACTCAATGGTGCCTGGCGTCGGCTACCGGCGTGGTCGTGCCGAACGTGGCCAGCGCCAATGGTTCGCTGCTTCTCGCCGACCGGGAAGTAGCGCAAGTCACTGGCGCCGGCACCTCGTCAACCTGTTTCAAGGTAAAGCGTGGCCAGATGGGAAGCACCGTTGCATCGCACTCGGCGGCGACGACCGTATGGGTTGGCCAACCGGCCACCTCCAGCGGCGACAGCAGCCGTCCGTTCAACGGGGCTTTCATCACGGCACTACCCACCGGCTCCTGCGTTGCGGCTGACCAGTACACCCTTCCGGTGTTGTTCGTCGGCTCGGCATCTCTCGGCGGCACACCTGGCACGCCCTACAACTGCGTGAACAGCCAGTGGGTGCCAACCGGAAACATCGTGGCGTCGAACGTCGGCACCTCGCCGCTGTTCATCGCTGATGTTGTCGGCTCGGCCACTCCGGCGCTTATCACTCGGCGGGCGAACGGCACGCAAGCCAACCCCACAGCCATCCAATCCGGCGACATCTTCGGCGTGTTCGGCGGGCGCGGCTACATGGACACCGGCTACAGCCCGGTTTCCCGTGCTGACGTGCAATTTTGGGCTACGGAGAATTGGACGGACACCGCCAACGGGGCGCGGATCGTCTTTGCGACCACGGCCAACGGCGCGGCGGCCCGTACCTCCCGCTGGTACATCGACCAGGACGGCGGCTTCAAGCCGTTCACGAATGGCGCTGTGGCCTTGGGCGACTCTACCCACCAGATCGCCTCGGCATCGATGGTCAACTGCACCTCTGGCGCTTCCCCGGCTGTCTGCGGGGCGTCGGCAGTGGGTGCTGTAGCGGTTGCGGCGGCGGCTACAACGCTGGTGGTGAACACCACGGCAGTTACGGCCAAGTCGCGCATTGTATTGACCATGGATTCCAGCCTCGGCAGTGATCTTTCGGTCACCTGCAACACCTCAAACATCGCCGCGTGGGTCAGCGCCCGCACGGCTGGCACCTCGTTCACCATCACCACGGCCAGCGGCCCGGTGACGAACCCGATGTGTCTCTCGTACCACATCTTCAACTGACGGCGAAAGCCAATAAAGGAAAACAACCATGCTCAAATTCTTGATTCCTCTGGTTCTTTCGGCTCTCGCCGTATTCAGCCAGCAGACCACCACTTCTACCACCCTTTCGACCGCCATTTCGGCCACCTCGCAGGCCGAATGGTGCATCGGCAGCGCCTCGGGCGTGGTCCTAAACACCACCAGCGGCAACGCCTCCTATCTGTTTGTGGACCGCGAAGCCGCGCAGATTACCAGCCAGGGAAGCACCTCGACCTGCTACAAGGTGAAACGCGCCCAACTCGGCACCAGCCAGCAGAACCACGCCGCCACCTCGAAGGTGTGGGTGGGACAGGCTGCTACCGGAACGGGCGACTCGTCCCGGCCCTTCACAGGGGCGTTTACCTCGTCGCTCCCCAGTGGCTCCTGCACGGCATCGGCGCAGTATACGCTGCCGGTGATCTACACGGGGCCGGCCAGCGGCGGCGCGTTCCCCGGTTCGGTAATCAACTGCATCGGCGGACGCTGGAGCGGGCAGGCGGATAAGACGTTTTTTGTCTCGCCGTCTGATTGCACCTTCGCGCCCACCACGTTGACGACCACCAACACGCTGACGCAGATCGGCGCGTCTTCGGTGTACGTCCTCAACGGCACTTCGAACGCCGCGGCTGGCACCAACACCCTGACCTGCAACATCGTCGTCCCGACAGCGGTTTCTGCCCTGCAAGGGGCGGTCATCACCGATATCGTCGGCTACTACGGTTCGCAGACCACGGCGCCCACGTCGATCGGCACGGCCACGCTTGGCTCCATCTCCTTCGCCACCCCGGCGACGGGCGCTGCCGCCTCCACGGTCACCCCGGTGTCGTTCGGCGGCACGATCACCAACACGGTTCCCACGGCGATCACCACCGTTACCACGGCTGGTTCGTTCCTCCCCATCAAGTCCTCGCTCGGCACGCCGGTTACGCTGTCCACGGATAACCGGATTCTCGTGTACAAGCTGCCCTTCGTGCAGAGCGCGGCCGCGGCTATGACCATCAACACCCCCGGTTTGATCGTCCACTACGCGGCTCAGACCACTTTGCCGTAGCCACTCCGAATGCGGCCTATGGGGCGGGATCACCACCGCCCCACCTTTTCAACCCTCCAACCACACATAAGGGAAATTATGGCTTCTGAGCAAGAGATCACACGAGACATCCTGGCGCAGTTGAACGACAACCGGGCGACCAACGAACTCCCCCTTGGCATCGACCAACTGGACCTGATGCGCGGCAAAAATGGCGGCTACCCCCGCGACATGTACCACGCCACCCACGCCCCCGTGCGCGTCACGAACCGGGACCAGGAAACGGCGATGGCCCAGCGCGGCTACACCCGCAACTACATCAAGCACGCCTACCCGCGAACCATCTTTCGGCGCAACCTCACCACCATCAAGCAGCGCATCGGCGACACGAAGGAATACGAGGACGTGGCCAAGTACACGGACTTCGTGGAGACTCGCGTGGTGCTGTCGGCTGACCATGAGAAAGCATCGCTGGCGGAACGCGCCCCGCGCGGCTGTTCGGCGTGGATGACGGAGTACGCCGCCCTCCCCCCGGTCAGCGACGAAACCGCGGGCGACAAGGAAGCCGAACTCCAACGGCTGCGCGGCAAGGTCGAAGCCCTCGAAGGCACGCCGGAACCCCGGCGCCGCCGCAACCAGCACGTCGAAGCCAGCGAATAATACACAGGCGGAATCATGCCCAGCCCCATCAATCTCACGACCATGGCTACCGACGCCCTCTCCTACTTGGGGGTTTTGGACGCTGGCGGCACGCCTTCGGCCACGGAATTGACCCAGGCGCTGCGGACTGCCAACGACATGCTGGACAACATGTCGAGCGAAGAGCTCATGATTCCGTCTTTGTCCCTCGAAACGTTTGCGCTGGTGGCTGGAACGAACTCCTACACCATCGGCACCGCGTTGACCTGGAACACGGCGCGGCCAATGGCGATTGAGGCGGCGGTCCACTATGTCACCGTCTACACCGGAACCCTCACCTCCCCGGTTCGCATCGTCAACGGCATTGAGTGGGCCAGCATCCCGAACCGCGATCAGAACTCTCCGCTCATTGAGGCGCTGTTCTACGATCGCGCAACGACGGGCGCGAAGGTCTACGTTTCGCCGATCCCCCTTGGCGGCAACATCCAGTTGACCATGTGGAAGGCACTCACGCAGTTCGCGGACGTGACCACCACGATTACCTTCCCGCCTGGCTACATCCAGCCCATCACCTACGCCCTCGCCATGGCTCTGGCGCCCCGGTACGAGGTCGCGCCCGGCGAAATCTTGGTCAAAAACTACATGGACTCGATGGCCCGTTTGCGCAACCTGAACGCCGCGCTGCTTGGCCGCAAGCCTCCCGCCGGGCAGACCGACCCGGCCACCATTCCCCCGTCCACCATCCAGACAAACTGAAATGCTCAACTTCCTAAAAAAGCTCGTTTGTTCGCATCGAAACCTGTCGTTCTATTGCAACTTGTATGGCGACATGATCTTCCTGTCTGGCGGAAAGCGATCTTTGTGGAAATGCGACGACTGCGGAACGCTTGTGGCAAACAAAAACCTGTTCGTGGCACTTGAACAATGAGCATCCAAAGCTACAGCGCCGACCAAATCGCCTATCAGGCGCTCCGCGACCTTGGGGCGCTGCGGGCTGGCCAGGGGCCTTCTGTGGACGTGCTGGCGGACTGCTTCACGGCGGTCAATCAACTCATCGACTCCTGGCTCACCGATCAGTTGCTCGTCTACGCCTACGTCCCGAACCAGTACACGCTGAACGGAACACAGATCACCTACACCATCGGGCCCACCGGTGCCGACTTCACGGCGCCGCGGCCAACCGGCATTCAAGACGCGAATATCATCTTGAACTACACATCCCCGGTGGTTCGCCAGCCGGTATCCATCATCAATGTGGACCAGTGGGCCTCGATTCGCGTCCAGCAGTTGCAGCCGGCCATACCGCTGGTCCTCTATTACGATGCGAACTTCAATCCCACCTACGGGTATGGCTCCATCAACCTCTGGCCGGGGCCGCAAAGCTCCTACATCCTCGAAATCTACACCTGGCAGCAGTTGACGGCGTTTCCCGACCAAACCACGGCCATCAAGTTCCCCCCGGCCTATGCGCAAGCCCTGAGGAAGTCGCTGGCCGTGTCGATCGCGCCCATGATGCTGCTGTACGGCAAGGAAAACGGCATCGTGGGCTCTGCCATCGACAAGGCTCTGCCACTGGTCCAACAACAGGCGCGGCTGGCCATGGCTGCATTGCGCTCCTACAACGCCAAGACGCCCGTGCTGGCGCTCGATCCGGCTTTTGACGGGCTGGAGAACATGAACGGGTTCAATTGGCTCACGGGCAACGCGGGGAGGGGCTGGTGAGCCTAAAAACCATCCCTGTACCCGGTTTCGGCGGTCCAACGTACCTCGCGGTGTCGCCGGTCATGGACGCCGAACGCGCCATCAACCTGTACCCGGAACCTGGCAGCGCAAATTCCAAGTCGCCGATGTCGCTTGTTGGCCGCCCTGGCCTGTCATCCCCGTTCTGCACGCTTGCCAACACCCCCATCCGCCCCGGCGGATTGTGGGCTGGGGATTCCAGGCTGTTTGCGGTTGGTGGCACTCACTTCTACGAGATTTCGAGCGTTGGCGCGATCATCACCGACTACGGGGCCATGGGCGGGACCAACGTAGGGCCGGTCCAAATCAGCGCGAACGGCACGCAACTGCTGGTGATGAACTCGGCCGACAACACCATCTATAACGCCGATCCGGCTGGCCCGGTGATGACTTCGGTGTTTGCTGGGCGGGCGCTGGAATACCTCGACGGATTCTACATCGCCTTGGACTCGTCCGCGGCAAACAAGCTCAACGTCTCAGCATATCTCGATGGCACCACCTGGAACGCATTGGACACCGTGGAGCGCACCGGGAGTGCCGATCGCTGCGTGCAACTTGCCGTCCTCAACGGGCAGTTGTGGATCTTCGGCCAGCAAACCACCGAAGTCTGGTACAACGCAGGCAACCCGCTGTTTCCGTTCGCCCGCGTACCCGGTGCCACCCTGAACTTCGGCTGTGTCGCCCCGTGGTCGGTGGTCAAGTTCTACAACACGATCATGTGGCTGGGCTGCGATACGACCGGCTGCGTTCAAGTCTACATGACGCAGGGCATCAACCCGGTTCGAGTCTCCACGTGGGCCATCGAGAACATGATTTGCGGGATCACTGCGGCAGCGCCGGAAGGCAACATCTCCGAACTGGAGTTCGCCAGCGCCTACGGGTACCAGGAGAACGGCCACACCTTCTACGTCCTCACGATGAAGACGTCCCACGCAGCGCCCACTGCCACCTACGTCTACGACCTCACCACTGGCCTCTGGCACGAGCGCGACTACCTGGGAGTCTACCCGATTTGTTTTGCCTCGGTGCCGGGGTTTTCGTTCAACACGGCCGGGGCCTTCTTCGTCGGTGACGCGCTGACGGGCAAGATCTGCCACCAGAGCCAAGGCTACCCGTCCGACGCCGGGACCGCTATCACCTACACCCGCACCTTCCCCACGGCCAGCGACCGGCAACACCAGATCCGGTATCCACTCCTTCAGCTCGACGCCGACATGGGGACCGCGACGGCATCGCTGGAGTGGTCGAACGACGGCGGCAAGACGTTCCCCTTCTCCCGCGCCGCCATTTCTCCATCGGCTGAAACCTCGCAGGGCAACGCGCCGCGGTATATGTGGCGGCAGTTGGGCATGGGGCGGCAGCGGACGTTTCGCATCAAGACGACGAGCAGCACGGAACTGGTGCGCTACGTCAACGCCTACATGGGCGTGTCGGCGGGGACTGAGCAATGATTTCGCCTAACGTCAACTTCGGCTTGGCACCGCTTCAGTCGCCCATAACGGACGGCAGCGCGGAGCAGACGGGTATTCCGTTTCAATCCCGCGCCACCAACCCGGTTCCGGCTGGCGTGCTGAACCAAGCGTGGCAAGGCTGGTTCAACCAGTTGGGCAAGCTCGTGAAGCAGTTGCCGACCATCTCCGACGTGGCGGCAAACATGGTGCCAAGCGGCGGCGGTGCGGCGGTGACCGACTGGACGCCTGACGCCTGGAAACAGTTCGCCTATTACCAGACCGACACGGGCCTCCTCTACATTTCAATGATCGTGGTGGACACGTGGGAATGGGTGTACGCGGCTGGCGCGATGACCGTGGCCCTGCTGTCCGACCTGCCGTCAACCTTCGGTGTGAACGACGCCGGGGCCATCGTCTACGAGCTTGAGTTTCATCACGCCTACCAGTGGACCGGGAGCGCGTGGCGGTTCCTGCCGGGCGACCCCGGCGCCGGCTACATCATCGCCACCGTCAGCGGAGCGCCCATCGGTGGGGCGTGGGCGCTGTGCGATGGCACGGCGGCGGACATCTCCCAAGGTGACGGGACGAAGGTATCGACCACCACGCCAAACCTGATGACGCGGGGGCTTGGGGGAGGCCCGGTGCTCATCGGCGGCGGTGGAACCGGGTTCCAAGCGGCCACCACGCCTCAATGGCAGACCGGGGCGAAGACGGACGACGAGTCCACCCACACCCACCCGCTGACCAATGCGACGGTTCAGAGCGGGGCCGGGGCCACTGTGGCGGCGGCGGGAAGCACGGGGGCAGGCACGGCGCACAATCACGGGCTATCGGACGCCAACGCCAAGCTGAAGGCCCCCAGCGATGGTTCAAATGCGACACACGGAGGCGGTATGCCGGACAGATTCTTCCTTGAATGGTACGTGAGGCAATAATGGCATCAGCAATACTTCCCTTTATCGGACCAACGACCAGCCTCCTGAGTTCCATTCTCGGGTTTGGCTCGGCGGGCAGCGCGGCGAACCAGATCAGCGCGGCGAACCAAGCGGCCATGAGTGGCGTCTTGGGCGCTTCGGCCAACGGGCAGGCTGGCGTCAGCAACGCGGCCAACCTCGGCATTCAAGGCGTCGAGAACGCCAGCCAAACCGGGCAAGCGGGCGTCAATGATGCCTTTGCCACCGGCTCCAACAACCTCAACGCGGCGGGCGGGACGGCCATCAACGCCGTCAACAACGCTACCGGGCAGGCCAACACCACGCTGGCCGACATGCTCGGCACGCAGACGGCCGCCATCAACCCGTATTTGACGGCGGGGCAGACCGGGCTGACGAACCTGCAAAACATCGCCAACGGCCCTGGCTTTTCGTTCAACTACGACGACTACAAGAACGATCCGGCGTTCCAGTTCCAGATGGAGCAGGGGCAGCGGGCCATCCAGAACAGCGGTTCCGCCCGCGGCCTCGGTTCATCCGGCGCAATTCTGAAGGAGTTGCAGAACTTCGGCACCGGGCTTGCTGCCACGCACTACGGCGAAGCATTCAACCGGGCGCGTGACACCTTCGGCCTCAACCAGAACGCCAACCTCGCCAACAACACGGCGCTCATCAACGCCGGGACCACTGGGCTGGGGCAGTTCAACGCGGCACAGGCCAATGCCGGCAACCAGATCGCCGCGAACACTATCGGCGCGGGCAAGTACGAAGGCGACACGACCACCAACATCGCCTCTTTGCTGGCTTCGCTCGGCCTCGACGCCTCCAAGTTCAACAGCCAGACCGGATTGACCGGGGCGCTGGCGAACAGCACCACCGGGCTACAGTCGGCACTCGCAAACAGCGCCACGGGGCTCAACGCGGCCAACAGCGCGGGCAACTTTGCCGTCGGCGGTGCCAATGCGCGGGCATCCGGCACGCTGGGCCAAAGTTCGGCACTTGGCGAGGGTATCGCTAGCCTTGGCGATATTCTTTCCGCGTACCTCGGGAAAGGGAAACCGTAATGGGAACCCCTGCCTCTCTCCTCGACCTCATCGCCCGTGGCGGCTCGATGCAAGCAAACATCGACCAGCGCAAAGAAAAGGCCATGACGCTGGCCGCCATCGCCAACGCCAAGCAGTCGGAAGCGGCCGCACGACACGCTGAAGCCGAAACGGAAAAGTCCACCCTTGAGGCCGATGCCATGCGGCAAGCGCAGGCCGATCAACAGGTCTTTTCCGACGCATTCAAGCACTCGGCCAATCCAAAGCACATCGACGCCTACATCCGCGCCAACGCATCCGGCAGCGGTATCAACGCGTGGCAGAAAGCCTCCGACGAACACCAGAAAAGCCTTCTGGAGATGGATGAAAAACGCCGTAAGGGTGAGGCTGACAAGGCGGAGAGAATCGGCTCAATCGTGGCTTCAGTGCTGACGCTTCCACCGGAACAACGACCGGGAGCTTGGGCGCAACAGGTCATTCCCGGCGTTCGTGAAGTGGACCCATCAATCCAGCTATCTCCCGACTATGACGAAGGGTCTATCCCCGTCATGCTCGGAAAGCTGAGGTACACCAAAGCAGCGGCGGAACAGGCTGACGCTATTGCAAAAGCGGAAAAGCAAAAGGTTGACACCGCCAACGCACGGCAGGAAGGCGCACGTAAAAGCGCCGATGCGTTCATGCAGATGGTAAGTGCTGACCCGACACAAGAAGGGCTGAACCAAGCGCTTGAGCTGTACCCTGAGATGAAAGGGAAGGTGCCATCGTATCCGGGGGCGTGGATGACGAGGGGCGGGCGCGGTACGGTGCCAATGAAGGATCGTCCCAAGATGGATCAGGACGCCTTAACGCTGGCCGGGACAGATGAGTTCGGCGTGCCGAAATTGGAACGCGACAAGCTGGCAATCGAAGCCGCTGCGAAACAGGAACAGGTACGCCACAACCGCCAAATGGAAGGTCTACAGGCCAGCTCCCAGCGCATCGCTCAGGCCAATTCCAACGTTCAGCGTGAGGGGATGCTCCGCGACGACTTCGCCAAAGAATCCAAAAAATTCGTGCAGGTCCGCGATGCCTACGGAAAGATTCAGCAGGCAGTTCAGGAACCATCGGCGGCCTCTGATATTTCCGTCATCTTCGGATACATGCGAATGCAGGACCCTGAATCCACGGTACGAGAGGGAGAACAGGCCACTGCTTCCAATGCTGGCGGCATTCCTGACCGCGTTCGAGCCCTTTACAATCGAGCGTTGAACGGCGAGAGGCTTTCGCCTGCGATGCGTGCCGACTTTGCGCATCAAGCCACACGGCTTTATTCCCAAGCCGAAAAGGATCACGCCAAAATTGAGGGCTTTTACAGCGACACCGCCAAGCGCTACGGCATGGACCCCAAGCAGGTTCTACCCGACTACCGCAGCACATTTGGCGAAAACAAAGGCGGCGGTGCTGACCCGAACATCGAAACCCTTCAGAAGCAGTTCCCCGGCGCGAAGATCACGAGGGTACCGTAATGGCTGACTACGAGATCACTACCCCGGACGGGAAGAAATACCGCATCTCGATGAACGCTCCGATGGACGCCCGCACGCCGCCATTCGTCGCGCCCGGTGTCGGCGCCGGCGGCCACGTTCCCGGCACGCCTTGGACGAAGGAACAGGAACGCGCCGTCTCTGGTGATCCTGAGGAGCGCTCTTGGTGGGACACCGCCGCGTCTGTCGGCACCGGGGTGTTGAACGCCGCTAAGGGCGTGGTGGACATGGGAAAGCGCGTTGTAGCCGGGCCGCAGGGCGTTGACGAGGAGATTCTGACCGCCCTCGCTGGTCCCCTTGGCCCACTCATCAAGGATACGGTGCTGGGCCATATTCAAGTGGCGAAGAAAGCCAAAGAGGAAATCGGCAAGGGCGACTATGCCGCGGGGGTTCCGCGGGCGGTTTTGGCCGCGGCCCCCGTTGTTGGCCCCATCGCTTCCGGCATCGCCGACAAGATGAGCGAGACGGACGCCGAAGGCCGTCCCCGCCCCGGCGCATTCGCCGAAGGTGTCGGCGAACTGGTGGCGAACGTCGCCGCCCCGGAAGCCATGCGGAAAGCCGCAACCGTGGTACCCGGTGGTCTGCGCCCGTCCAACCCGGTGACGCGGGCGGCCATGGAGTTCAAGGACGCCAACGGCATCCCCTCCTCGATGCGCACGGCTACTGGCTCCCCGTTCATCGGCTACGCTCAGGCGGCGGCCGATCTCACGCCCATCGGTGCCATGGTGTCAGAAGGTGCGCGGCGGGCAGAAGTCGAAGGCTTTAAGCGAGTCGGCGGCGAGTTGGCCGAGAAAATCGACCCCGGCGCACCAGCCACGCCGGAATCGGCTGGACTCGCCATCCAGAAGGAACTGGCATCCCGCGAGAACATGCTCGGCCAGTCGGCGGGCGGCGAGTACGGACGCTGGCGGCAGACGATGGAATCCCCGGCGGCAGAGCGCATGGTGCCGGTCAACGGGCAAATGACCATCATGAACGCACCGGTTGACATCTCCGCCATGAAACCGCGCATCGCGCCCATTGTGGAAGAGTTGCAGCTCATGCCCGCTGCCGAACGCTCGGCCATGCGCGGATACTCGGCGATGCGGCAGATCCTCGACGGCCCCGACCACGTTCCGGCCACTACGGCAGAGATTGCCCTCGGCGAGTTCAAGCGGATGGCGCGGGAGGAAACCGGCCGCAATCAGGGTTTGGCCAAGCAACTGGTAAAGGAGTTCCAGCCGATTGTTGACGCCGCGGTGAAGGACGTGGACCCGGCAGCGCTGACGGCTTTGGAACAGGCCCGCGCACTGACCGCCAGGCAGATGGAAGTGAAAGGCGTGTCGCGGGGCGTGCGGGAGGAACCCGTACAAGCCTACGGCCAGATGATCTACGCCAAGGACGCCGGAATTGAAAACCTGAAGCGCGTCATCAATGAGGCTCCAGCCGCCGCGCCAAAGATCGCCCGCGCTTGGCTGGAAGACGCGCTGTCGAAGGCCGAGTATGAGGGCGGCTTTGACAAGCTCGACGGGCTTCACGCCAAATGGCGAGACATGGGACCGGAGACGAAGCGCATCCTGTTTAAGAATCCGGCGCTCATCAAGGATATCGGCGACTTTTTCCAAGCCGCGAAGGACAGCGCCAAAGACATGAATCCAAGCGGTTCCGGCAAGCTCATCTCCGTTGGCGGACAACTCACCTACATCTTCACCGAACCCACCACGGGAATCCCGCTGGCTATCGGCGCGGGGGCATTATCAAAACTGATGCACTCGCCGTCCGTCGTGCGGGCGCTGACGCAGGGGATGAAGGTAAATCCGGCGGACGTAGGGGCGGCGACATCGGCGGCAATGAAGATTCGGGTGCTGACGAAGGACGTGGCGGTGCCGCTCGATAAAGTCGCCGGTAAAGACCAAGACCGAGAGCGGGAGGCAAAGCGATGAGCCACGGCACCGCCAGCAACCACGCACCTTTGGCCGCAAGCGGCATTCCTGAGGTGGCAATGGCATACGAAGCGAGACACGCAAACCATGCCGACGACACCGCAAGCCAGAAACCAACCAGCACATTAGAAGGATACCTTATGTCACAACTCCAAGCGCCCAACAAGGCCGACAACATCATCATCGCCGACGCCGCCAAGTTCTGCGCCAAGCTGAACGCGCTCGGCTTCCGCCTTGGCCCGCTGCACATCAACGAGACGGTGAGCGGAGAAACCCTGGCCAACATCGCCCCCATCGAGGCTTTCGAGGGGCTGGAAGCCGACAAACCGTACAACGTGGTGGTTTGGGCCGGCGGCGACTGGCACAACGTGGCGCAACTCGTCCGTATGTGGGGCGAAGGCACGGCGCAGGACTTCCGCGAGGTCTACACCGACATCTACCCCGGCAAGGACGCCAACGCGGGCCTTCTGAACATTGCCGGCGCCACCAAGGCCATTGAAAAGCTGATTGAGAAGGCGGCCTGATATGAACTGGAAAGCACTCTTTGAAGGACTCGCGGCGGCTGCGATCGGCGGCGCCGCGACCGGTGGCGCAACAGCCTTGGGCGATGGGCCGGTGAGCATCAAGCACATCGGCGCGGCTGCGGCGGCTGGCGCTCTCGTCGGCATCTCGGCGTATTTCAAGCAGAATGCGCTGAAGCCCAAGCCGCAGCCGCAGCAAGCCGACCCGCCGCCCGATCCCGGCCCGCAGGGATAGCAGTTCATTTCAACCCATGGGAGGGTCAATGACCCCTGACGATTGGAAAGCACTTGGAGAGGCCCTGACGTACCTGCTGGTTGGCGCCGGGAGCCTCTTCACGGTCCAGAAAGTTCAATCCAAACGCTCGGGCTCGTCGAAGCCGGATGACACCCACGAGCTCGTCGTAGCGGTGGGCAGGATTGAGGAGAAGTTAGACCGCAAGTTGGGAGAAGTGCGAGAGATTCGCGTGCAAGTCGAGGGGCTGGCAGAGGATCTTCAGCGACAAGGCCAGAGCATCAACCGGCTGTCGTCGGGCTTCCGTGAAGTAGTTGGCCGAGTGGATGCCCTGGAATCTCGAATGCAGCGGCCCATATGAGGTAGAGCAGTGAGCAGGCGGCGTAACTGGCATCATTCGCCGCCTGCCAGATCCCGACAGGGGAAGCCATGCGAAGGATTGCAGAAGCGCCCATGACAGAACAAAGCAGAAACAGCAGAACAACGTGAAAGTCGATCAAACCTGACCGCCGATAGCCAACAGACCACATCAGCATCATGTACACGCCGAGAAAAGCCGCCAATCCGACAATCACCACCCGCCGCGCCTGTATGGCGCTGTGCAGCACATCGGCCGCGGCGAACCGCCAGGCGATCACCGCGGCGAACAGCAGCGCCAAGAACAGCGCCGAAGCCGCGATCATCCGGCGTTGCCGGAACCCGCGAGAGGACACCACAAAGCTCTCAGCGACGGCCAGCGCACGGCAGGCCAGCAACGGCGTGATGAGCCATGGGTACCAAGATTTCAACCACGCCAGAGAGTACGGCTGGTACGCAACCTCAAAGGATATCGCGGCTCCCGTCGCCAGCGTGAACAGCGGAAGCCGGCGAACGAATCCCGACCGTATCAACTGCACCAAGCAAACTACCATCGAAACCAAGTACACGAGGTCCACATGTTCATTATAAAGCGTTTTCTGCCCATCATCCTTGCCGTGTCGGCATGGGCGCAATACCCGGTACCAGGAACCACAGGGGGCGGCGGGGGCGGTAGTGGCTGCACGGCAGGCACGGGCATCACTTGCTCTGGCTCGACCATCAACGTCGATACCGCCGTGATCCAGTCTCGCGCTACGGCGCAGGCTGGAACTTCAACATATTGCCGGTCGGCCACCGGAAACGACACCTACACCTGCGCCCTTACGCCGACGCTTACCGCCTATACGACTGGCATGTGCTTGGCCGTAAACCCAGATACCGCAAACACTGGAGCGGCGACAATTAACGTGGATGCACTCGGCGCAAAAAACATCCTCACGCGGTCGCTCGCCACGCTCAGCGACGGCGACCTCCCAGCCAACATCAACACCACACTCTGCTACGACGGGACGCAGTTTGTGCCACCCTCTAGCGGCGGATCGCTGGCTACACTGACACAGATATGGTGTCCGTTCGGCAACTGCTACAACAACGCCACGGATCGAATCTTCTATTCAACTGCCGACCGAGTGTACATGTTTCGATTCACCATGGACCGAACTCGCAACGTGCGCGTTATGGGCGCTCCAGTCTTTCCTTGGAGTGGTGGCGTGGACAACCTGGTGATGGGTATTTATAGCGGCGACGGTAGCACCCTGGTGGCGTCCTGTAACACCACCGCCACGGCGGTCAACCCGTCCGGCGCGGCCCCGCTTTGCCGGTTTTCCTCCACGGTCGCGCTGGCGATGGATACCGAGTACGTGTTGGCCGTCGCCAGCGATACGACCACGGTTGGCATGTATTGTTCCGCGAACACCTACGAGTGGAATCAATGGTTCGGCGCACAGCCGACCTGGTTTCCTAACTCGCGCGCGATTGCCGGATACGGCGCAAACACGGCGACGAGTTCCGGTGCTACTTATGCGTTGCCGTCTACTACTGGGGCAATGACCGCATCCAGCATTGGCTGCTTTCCGCAGATGATTTTTCTTCCTCAGTAACATGCGATCACTCATTCTCTGTTTGCTATCGATAGTCCCAGCGTGGGCGCTACAAAACGGCGACTTCAGCGGAAGCAACTATCTCTCGTTCACTGGGCCGTCTACATCGCTCACTGACTACCGGATTGAGTTCAGACTGAGCGGCTTTGCTGCGGCGGGTACGCAGGGAGTCATGGGAAATAATGGGTCAAGCGGGCCGCACTGCTTTCTGGTCAGTGGGACGACGGACCTTCGGTGTCGTGATTTCACAGGGGCAGGTGACCATGTGACGATCTCGCTGTCGGGTCGAACTGACGTGCGTGTGCGCTTCCAGCGGTTTTACAGCACTGGCGTTCGCTTGCTGGAGATTTGGAACTCAGACGGTACGAACTACACCTCGTCTTCGATCACTAACGCCGTGGCAACCATTTCCTTCGGTAATACGCAGTATGTCGGGGCCTACTTCGGCGCTGGTTCTGAATGCGATTGCGTGATTGGCTTTGCCAGATGGTGGACGAGTACGATCACTGCTGGATCGTCGGCACCACCGGACACTTTGCTTCTCGGCTACGCCAATCTCGTGGATTTGGAGTTGGAAGGCAACACCGACGACAGCGGACCAAGCGCGGTCACGGTCACAACCACTGGCGGCGCTCTATCCTACACCACGACCGTTCTCTACCCGCCTTCCGCCGCGATCACGTCGAGCGGCGCGGCTCGGGCTGGGGCCACTTACGCGCTATCCGGGGTGTCGTCGTCAAACCTCACAACGGACTCGCCGTTGTTGTATTTCTGGCAGTCAACAGTGTGGACCACCGCCGCGCCGACGTTCTCCAGCCGTACCACATCGACGACTAATGTGACCATTCCAACTGCACAGACGGCGACGATTCTGCTGCGGGTGACGGATGGCATCGGACAGGTAGGCACAACTACAACCACACTGGGGTCGGTCGCAACAGATAGCACCTCGGTTGTTATAGGCACAGATTCCACACTAGCTTCTGTACTCGGTGTAAACCTACGCAGTGGCGCGGCTCTGTGGACGTGGTTCGATCTCAAGGAAAAGGCGATCGCCGACGCGCTCATTGCCACCATCCCAGAGGCCCCAGGCGACACACCAGCGGCAGGCACACTCACGCTCACTTCTGGAAGTGCTGCGGTGACGGGCAGTGGCACCTCGTTTCTATCCACTTTTTCGTGCAATGGGACCGATATCGTGGTGGTTCTCTACCCGCTGGCAGTCGGCACGGGACGGCGGGCATACACGGTTAGTTCATGCGCTTCAGATACGGCAATGACGCTGGCGACGGTCTACGACGCACCGTCTTCCCCATCGTCCCCGTCAGGCGTCCAGTACCAGCAGATGAGCACGGATACTTCCGCTTCCTGGGTGAACGGGTCTAACAATTGGAACTACTATGACGCGGTGGTGGCCTTCTACCGGCTGTACTACCGGACGGGCGACACCACGTATCGAGACGCCGCCCGTTCCTTAGCCGACAAATGGTGGAAATACCCGTATGACGGTGGGCGGGCGTGGGAGTACGGCGACGGAGCCTATCAACTCAACCCGCGCATTGCTGCTGGCTTTGGATTGATGTTGCGGGCGAATGATGGGAAGAGTGAGTATTGGCCCGGTATTTTAAATCAGGTCACGGCGCAGTACGCGAGCTGGCTTAGCGGCTACTACCCTTTCCAGCCAAACCAAGGCATCGGTGAAATTCGTGAACAGGGCTACGCCTTTCTGTACACCCAAGCACTCTCCATGCTGCACCCAAATGGAGCCACACGCACGACATGGGCGGCTAACGCGGCGCTGGCTAGAGATTACTTTATCGCCAATCAGACAGCTTATGGCGGATGGAAGTTTGAATTGGGCGCGAATCAAAATTACTACGGCGCTGGCAATTTCCCTTGGCAGGGCTTTGCGCTCATGCAGGCGCTCAGGCTGAATTACGAGGCCACCGGCAGCAGTGCCGCGAAGGCGTCCCTGAAGGCATACGTCGACTACCTGCTAGTTGAAGGCATTGACCCGACCAACGACGGCGGGTTCTACGAGGACAGCTACTTCACGTTCTGCCCTGACTACGCGGCTGAAAAGACCGGAACGGTCACGGCAACCAACGGTAGCACCACGGTTACTGGCAGCAGCACTTTATTCCAAACTCAGTACGCTTGCAACGGCACTGATACGATCGCCATTCAGGACTCGACTGGGTTCAGGCGCGGATACACCGTGGCGTCCTGCTCCTCGCAAACGGCCATGACTCTCGCGGCCACCTACGCCGGATCGACGGAGAGCGGGCTTCGCATCCTGCAATACGCGGGCGCCGGCACAACGCCGCCTTCGGCCTGCCATGTTTCCTATGGCACAGCACCATCGGATGTGAGCGCGGCGCGGACGCTTTTGAACGGCATCCACTGGGGCCTTGGGTGGGCGTACACCGAGTACGGGACGCCATCATACTTGACTGATGGGGATGTTCTATTCGGACAGAACTTAGGCCTGGGCGGCCCGGATAACGACGGAATCGTTGGCCACTATGCGGATGTGGTCAGCGGAGGTTCCGCGCCGTCCTACCTCGCCCAGACGTATCTATCCAAGGAATACGCCTTCGTTGGCGGAGCGCCTGGGTCGCAAGGGTATTTGGCATGGCGCGTGGGGGGCGGGGTGCCGCTCTCAACAACAAGCATCACTGTTACGGTCAAGCGGTCGGCTGTGCCTACTGCCACCAAGGTGCGCGTGACGATCACCCAGCCATCTGGCGCGACGGCGACCAACACATGCGCGGCGGATACCTGCACCGTCAGCGGCATTGACACCCGGCAAGGATCGCGGGCGCTGATGCGCCTGGAGTACCTCTCCGCTGGCGATGTTGTGCTGGCCGTGAGCGACCAGCAGTCAGTTCCAATCGCATAGCACTTTGTTTCGCAAAGGTTGATTTAGTGCTGGACAGGCGCAGAGTGCGCGTGTACTCTTGTGTTGTGAGCAACACAGAAACCACACAGGACCAACGGAAGCCGGTGCAAGTCACCATGCGACCGTCTGTGTACCAAATCGCCAAGGAAAAGGCCGTCGAACAGGGTACGCACCCGGGCCGCATCATCGAAGTCGCATTGCTGAAACTGGTGAAAAAATGAGCCAGCCAACCACATTCCGCACTCACTCCGGGCCGTCCACCATTCATGACTGCCGTATCAATCGGGCGTGGTCCGAGTACGCCCAAACGATCGACATAACCGGAACTACCAGGCAGCAACGGGAAGCACTGCGGGCGGCTTTTTACGCTGGCGCCGTGGCGCAGAAGGGCGGCAAACAGTGAGCCCGCGCAACTTCAACCGGGCGTGCTACGGCGTGGCCGGGTTCGCGCTGATCCTTCACGCCATCGCTTTTTCTTTGGCCGGAAAGTAGGACACCATGGACTGCGACAAGATCATCAACGAGATCGACCAACTTATTGCCGACGCCAAGGAAGCATTTGGCGAACACTCGGACACTGTGCGGCTCCTTCGGGATGCCTACAAGGTGGCCGAGAAGGAAGCCGAAGAACTGGCCGAATGGCAGCGACTTGGCGACCAGCAGGAATACGCCGCCGCACACGCTGCGGGGCGAATATCAGACGCGAGAGCGATTAACCAGGAGTGGAAACGATGAACAATCCGTACACGGAAAAAAAGAGCGCGTTTATGACCCGAAACAATGCCACCGAACTCGCCGTGGCGATTGCGATGCAGGTGGACGACTACTACAGCGGCCTGAACAAGAAGGACGCCGGGAAGCTGGCCCGCGCCATTGAGGAGGTGCATGGGCCGCGCACCGCCAGCGTGGTGCAGGACGGCAAAGGCAGCGACACCTACTCATGTGGCCGCGTGATGCCCCGCCCCGCCGTCACCCGCAAGCCGCGCACCAAGAAGCCCACTGACGCCACGGCGGTGAAGTAGCCATGAGCGAAACCCAACTGGCCACGGTCCAACCCGCAGCCATGACGGCACCGGAGGGCAAGCAGCCCTCCATGCTTCAAGCGGTGATGCAAGCGGCCATGAACCCGGATCTGGACCCAGAGCGCGTCGAGAAGTTCCTCGCCATGGGGATGCAGCTTGAGGCCGACAAACGGGCGCAGGAGTTCGCCGCAGCCTTTGCCGCCGCCAGCCTGCAAATCTCGGCCATCAAGATAACCAAGGCTGGCGAAATAACGTATCAAGGCAAGAATGGCGCCCCCTCCAGCGTAATTAAGTTCATCAAACACGACGACATCAGCCGCGTCATCAAGCCGATTCTCGCCGAACACGGGTTGGTTGCCACCTACTCGGCCGAGATCCTGCCGAATCCGCCGAAGGCCGTTACCGTCATGACCGTGATGCACCGGAACGGACACAGCCGCGAATGGCGTTCAATTCCGATGCCGTTGGTGGACTCTGGAGGGGGCAAGAATGACGTGCAAGGCGCTGGCAGCATCAGCACCTACGGGCGCCGATTCGTCACCGTGGCGGCGTTCGACATCGTGGCCGAGGGCGACGACAACGACGGCAATCTGAACGCCACGCAGGCGCATCCCATCACGCAGGATCAGGCCGACACTATCGCCAACATCCTGCACGAGCTGAACAACCGTGAGCCGGGAAGCTCCAACAAGTTCAACAACTGGATCCGCCAGCAGTTCCGCGTCGAATCCGTGGGCCAGCTTTTGCAGGGCGACCAATACCAGGAAGTCATGGCCAAACTGAACGAAAAGCAGCGGGCGGCGGGGATGAAGCGATGAAAAACACAATCTTGATCATGCGGTCGTGCGGACCTGATCTCCGCTCGTACAATGATTTTCAATGGCCGGAATATGGCCCCGTCGCCGCGCCCGACTGGAAAGCCACGGAAGAATGCGGTAATGGGCTCCACGGCTTCCTATGGGGCGAAGGTGATTACTACCTGGCGAATCAAGCGCCCGATGCCAAATGGCTCGTCGTTGAAACTGACGGCGCGAACGTGATCGACCTGGGCGGCAAAGTGAAGTTTCCATCGGGCACGGTTGTCTTCTGCGGGGAAGCCAAAGGCGCAGCCGCCTACATCCAGGCCAACGGGGGAGCCGGAAAAAAGGTCATACACGGCATTGCGACGGCGGGAGACGCTGGCACCGCGACGGCGGGAGACGCTGGCACCGCGACGGCGGGATACGCTGGCACCGCGACGGCGGGAG